AAAACAAGAAAAGCCCTGTGCCTATTGGCTTAATTGCTATCTGGGGGAAACCAGCCAGCGAACTTATACCAGAGGGCTGGAAAGAATGCACCGACCTTAGGGGAAGAATGCCCCTGGGCTGGAATCCAGATGATACTGATTTTAGCGAATTGCTAAAAAATGATGGAGAAAAGACTCATCAACTGACCATTGCAGAAATGCCTGCTCATAGTCATTCAGGAAAAACATTGACACCATCAGAAGCGGTCGGTATTCATTGGGATGGACACGATGGTATAGGATTTAGACCAGGAAGTGCCAACAATTCTCCTGGTGACACAGGACTTACAGGTGGAAATCAGCCTCACAACAATATGCCTCCTTACCGAATTATTAAGTTCATTGAGTTTGTAGGATTTGAATAATAAAAAAAACATTACTATGGCAAAAACAGCGATAAATATAATAAAAAAATGGTTTAAAACAGGTTCAAAGCCTACACAAGACCAATTTTGGAGTTGGCAGGATTCCTATTGGCACAAAGATGAGATAATACCGCAGGAAAACATTCAGAACCTTAGCACCACGCTTTCCAGCAAGGCAGATGCTGACCAATTAGCCAATAAAGCTAATGCAGATGCTTCTGGTATGACTGATTTACAAGCTCAAGCGTGGGCTACATTATTAAAACCGCACCTACCAACTAGTAGCACACCGATAGATGCCTATACGAAAGCTGAGATTGACCAAAAGTTAGCTAAAATAACTTTCAGAACTATCGTAGATGATAATGGAAGCACTTATGTACCTCAGCCTATCTCATTTTTACAATTAGGTTCAGATCCAGACTCTAATATAGGTAGTCCAAATGGAGAAATTGGAATGCTTAATTGGAACATGTATTGGGGCAATTACAATAAAGCTAATACAGGTAGGTTTAACCTGCTGTTGGGAGTTAATAACTCTACTTCTAATGATGGTTCAAATAATACTATTTTAGGTCACTATGCATTTAATGTGAGTAAGAAAGGTAACGATAATGTTATTATAGGTATGAATGCTGCACCTAAATTATTAGCAGGTTACAGCTTAACCCTATTAGGAGCAGGAGCAGGAGGAAACCTCAGCAATGAAGATAGAACCTTAGATGACCTTAAACAGATTTCTCCTGTTTTTGAAGAATATATTACAGGTAGAATAGGATTAGGAGAATCATTCGGATATGACAAGAAAACAGGTAGATTAAGTAGCTCTAATTCAGTATATGTAGGTTACAATGTAGGTAATGTGTTCAATGGAAATACAGCAGGAGCAACTACAACTATTGGGTCTATTTGGATTGGTGCTAACGCAGGAGGAGGTGTTCAGTATAGAGACTACAACAATGTTGTAATAGGTAACTTCTTCTGGGCTCATGGACATCTAAGACTATATAACTCAGTTATATTAGGTAACCATATAGATTTGAAGTATAACCGAGATAATGTTTTAGCTATCCATAACTCGGGAACTAAGAGGTGTGAAGTTGCAAATTCCTTAATCTATGGAGAGTTTGACAACAGAAAGCTGGTAATCAATGGTAGCCTTACTTTGAATGTTAAATATGTTCAAGAAGAGGCTAATCTGGATACAGCTAAAGCGTTAGTCATCGGCACGGATGGTCTGATTAAGAGTGTTCCTATAAGCAGTATCAAAGGTAGCGGAACACCTACACCTGTTCCAAATGCTGTAAATAAGTTAGCAGGTAAAAAGATTTCTGTAATTGGAGATAGTATTTCTAATTTTGGGGATACTTCATCAGAATATAAGACAGCAACAGGATACAGCTTTGATGATACTTGGGTAGGTCAGCTACTTTCTATGACAGGCGGTATCAAGGGGACTATTGATGCAAGGTCTGGCTCACTTGTTCAAGGAAACAATGACCCTCACGCATTTGCTTTGAAAAGAACAAGGGTAGTAGCTCAAGATAGTGATTACATCTTCATCTTGATGGGTGCTAATGACCAAAGATTGGAGCATCATCCTACTACACCAAGACCACTCGGAGAGATTAAACCTAAGGGTAGTTTAGGGTCTATAACAGACACCTCAAACCCTAACTTCAACACCTTTACAGGGGCATATCAGTTAGCTTTAGAGGATATGTTAGGACACTACAAGAAATCTAAGATTGTATTGCTCACACCTCTTAAATCATTTAATGAAAACTCAAATGATGACACCAATAAAGGTTCAGATAGGTTTGCAGAACGAGTGATAGAATTAGCTAAGTTCTATGGAGTTAGATGGATTGACACAAGAGAAACTGGCTTTAATAACTACAATCATGATTTGTTCTATGTTGATGGGTTACATCCTAACAAAGCAGGTCATAAAATCTTAGCTCAACTTGTAGTAGACAAGATATTAGAATTTGGAGTTGTAGCAGGAGGTAGCGGGGGCACTAACGGATATACCAAAGCAGAAGTAGATACTAAGCTGAATGACCTTACTATCGGAGTAGGTAACTTAGCGAGAAATTCAGCTGCACCTATATTCAGTCCTAACTCAGAGGGAACAGGTAACGCACAAGTTATATCTGATAGAACAGGCTATTTTGTTAGATACACACCAGCCTCTGGAAAGAGTGTCGGAGTTTATGGATTTAACATGAATGCTGAAGAGGGTATCCCGAACACAAATAAAGGTGGGTATACTATTTCAATGGATTTCAGACATGCTCATACAGAAAATGTTACTATCTGGGGTCAATCCGTACCACCTAATACTTGGGTAAGAGTAAAAAGAGAGGGCTGGACTAACGAGACTGATTGGGTAGGATTTAACATACCTGTGCCTAATTTAGCTGTTGATGTTAGATATTATAAGATTGAGAGAGGAACTAAGGCAACGGATTGGACACCTCACATATCCGAGTTGAAATTAGGAGTTTCAGAGCATATGATAGACAACTTCTTCTATTGGTCTGATGCTCTAAGTATATCCAGAAAAGGAGCAACAGGAGATGAGCTGAACACTGTTCTAATTAGAAAGATACCGAATATAGATAATATTATAGAGGTGCAGGAGCTTACTATAATCTATAATAATGGAACTTTCTTTAGGGCAACTAATCCAAATAGTCAGTTAATCACACATAACGGAGTTAAGCACTTCGCTATGCCAGAGTTAGCACCTGCTTTGACAGCCAAAGGAGGTATCAAAAAAGTTTATATTAAAGCTTTATTGAAATAGTACTTAAAAGATTGAAAAATAAAAAATTATGATTATAGATTACTTAGAAGGAGATTATAAAACACTTATAACCACTTTGTTTGTGGTGTGTTTTACTTGGATTGTGGTTATTGTAGCAATGCTCATTGACCTTTATTTTGGAGTAAAAAAAGCCAAAGAATTAGGAGAAGCAACCAGTTCAGAGGGGTTCAGAAGAACTATCAACAAAGCAACCTATTATTTTGCTTTGATGGGCTTTGCTTTCCTGTTTGACATCTTTGATGTGATAACGCCCTATTTCTTTCCTCATCCGCTCGGAAGTGTGCCATTTGTAAGTATTTTCGTGGCGTTAGGGCTTGTATTTACGGAAGCAAAATCAGTAAGAGAAAAAGCCGAAGACAAAGCCCGAAGACGAACCGATGAAAGTTTCAGAAAGATGCTGGAGCTGATGCAGAACAGAGAGGATGTAATGAGAGAAATTGCAGACCATCTCAAAAAAGAAAGATTGAAACAAGAAAATTAAGAATAAGATGAAAAATAAATATAATCAAGCACCTTTGCCGTTTCAAGGGCAGAAAAGGAGATTTTTAAAATCCTTTAAAGAAGCTTTAAAGAGTTTCCCAAGCGATGCTGTATATGTAGATTTATTCGGTGGTTCTGGACTTTTGAGCCATACAGTGAAGTCGGTTTATCCAGAAGCAAAAGTGATTTACAATGACTTTGACAATTATTCGGAAAGGCTTAAAAATATTCCTAAAACCAATAAAATACTTGCTGATTTTAGAGAGATTTTGGGTAATCATCCTAAAGAGGAGAAGATTGTAGGAAAATGCAGAGAGCAGATATTAGAGAGATTGAAAGCAGAAAAAGGTTTTGTAGATTGGGTTACTATTTCAGCATCTATTGGTTTTTCTATGAATTACAAGACTTCTCTGTTGGAATTTGAAAAAGATGCTTTATATTGTAGGCTTCGGCAAACAGACCTTTGTGCAGATGGTTATTTAGAGGGAGTGGAACGCGTTCAGATGGACTACAAAGATTTATATGATTTATATAAAAACAATGACAAGGTGGTATTTTTGATTGATCCTCCGTATCTATCAACGGATATTAAAACCTACAAAAATGAAAATTATTGGAAATTGACTAATTATCTTGAAGTACTGAAATGTTTACAAGAAACAAAATATTTTTATTTCACAAGTGATAAAAGTCAGCTTATAGAGCTTTTCCAATGGATGGGAGATAATGTGAAAGGAGCAAATCTTTTCGATGGTGCTGAGATAATAAGAATCAACACAACTTTAAATTATGGAAGCAAATACCAAGACATAATGATTTACAAAAACTAATGTTTTAAATAGACATTAAACATCCTTTAAAACAATATTAAAA